ACAATCAAACTGGTGCCGGGTGCATAATCTTTGTAACTTGGCACATTCAACCCACCAGCAAACTCTGCAAGCGTGATCTCCACCTTGGTTGTTTCCTTGAGTAGCTCGGGGCCTTCTGTCGTCACCTTGTAGACGTACTCTGTTGTGCTCTTGGTGATGGCATCACCGGATGGCAGGCCCAAACCACGACTGAGGCGGTCCGTTACCAAAGCCCCATTCACTGATGCCAGCGTGGTGCGCTTGGTCTCAACCTTCCTGAGCGCTACATCGGTTTCTTGGATGTCGCCTGCAGCATCCAGGTAGCGGAACACGCCAAACGTTGTCACCGTCTCGCTGGTGTCAGTGCTGGTCAGCGGTACCGATGCCTGCACACCAGCAGTGTTGGTGTACCGAATCGTGATGGTACGAGGCGTTGAGATCGTCTTTGATGAACTCCAGTCGGTCATACGCTGCCTCCTGGTATCACGTATTGCCCCGTGTTTGGATCAATGTATCCGCTACCAGTGCCGGTATAAGACGGCGGCACAGTCTGCGGTCGCACTGCTGCGCGGTAGTTCACCACGTACTCATCCGGTGGTTCAGCACCACCAGTCACAGGTTCCAGGCTGTAGAAGTTGGCAGTCGTCAGCACTGGCCCAACCTTATCGTCGAAGAAGTTGATCGGTTTCACCTGCAGCTTCCCGTTCGGCAGGATCCGTCCATAACATGACTCTGAGCGGATCAGGTCGCCAATCACCTGCACATAACCAGGTGACAGGTCGATCGATGCTCGCAGGAAACGAAACAACAGCTCGCGGTTCATGTTCCCTGGTGCCAGCTGCATGCCAATCTTCTGCAGACAGAACTCCAACACCTTCTGCGCATAGATCGGCTTTGGTGCCAATACCTGCTGCTCTGGTGTCAGATTGTCCCACTCTGGCGGCAGATACTGGTAGTACCAGTATCGTTTCGCCTCTTTCAGATCCTGCATCAACGTTAACCTGCAGCCTACTTCAATCTCACTGCGATCATCCAATGGTTGCGGCAGTGCACGAATCACATACAACGGCTTGGGGAATCGAGTGATCACGCCAAGCTGCGGACGCACCACAATCAGGTTCACCGCTGTGCCACGTGGTGGGTTTACGATGCCCTTCATCACCAACCGGCCCTGGGTCATAATCAGACCAGTGCCGTCGCTGATGTGATTGTTGCTCAGATCACCGCTGATGCACACTCCCAGATCGGTGGCAATGGTGGCGCGAAAATCAACCGTCATTACCGGATCTCCTTCAGCTCAACGGTCACGATGAATCGCGTCACCCGTGCGCCATTCACAATCACCGGCACCTGTTCAATCACCGGTGGCGAGATCGGCCAGTAGGTGCCAACTGCTGGCGTGCTGCTGATCTGCCCTTCGTACCACGACCGCACCGTGGCACCAGCGCCTGCCGTGTGCGTCCAGCCCTGCACACGCCGCACGCGGCTCGGCACCAATGGCCCACGAATCACGTGAACACCAGCAGCGGATAGCTCAACCTGCGGACCTTCGTCGTAACCATCAAGCGCACCGATCAGATTCAGCGTGGTGGTGCCAAGCGTGAAGGTGCCGTATGTGCTGTCGTTGTCCTCAAGCTGCTGTCCTACTTCCTGCTCTCGCAGCATCACAGTGAGCTGCTGCGCTGCATCCACCAGCTCGAACTGCACGCCAACCATCGCGCCAGCTGCTGATGGTGTCGGCGGTTCAGTGAACCACGCTGCGACATTGCTCCATGTCATCCCGCGCAGCGTGCCGCTGCAGGCAACGGTGGTCCCAACCGACAGGGAAATCATCGTGTCAGGTTCGGCCAGTCGTGCTGCCCGCCAGGTCGCGTAGATCCCGTCGAGCGTCAGCCATTCAGCTGGCGTCAGGATGGCCGACACCGGCCAGCGTCGTGCTGTGCGCCCTGTCAGCGCATCACCAGCGTGAGCAAAGGGCATCTCACGCAGTGCGCGGATCTGCAGGTTGCCGACGGTGATGCTCATCTCAGCAGCTGCCGCATCACTTGGCTGCCGGTTGCACCGGCCTTCATCTGCACGTGGACATCCCAGTTCTTGCGCACCAGTTCGCCCACCTCCTGCCGCAGCTTGCCGACCTCAACGGCCAGCTGTGCATTCACCGATGCTTGGCTGGCCATGATGCTGCCGCCTGGTACTGCTGCAGCGCCGCCGCGTGTTGGCAGCATGCCCTGTTCTTGCAGCCGCGCCGTGATGCCAGCAGGGATGACGGTACCGCTGGTGGGTGCACGCCAGATCGAGTTGGATGGTGCATTGATGAGCGAGAGGCGACCGGCCGACAGGAACGCTTCCTGTCCCAGTTCGTTGATGCGGTACTCACCACCAGCTTCAACCGGGCCACCCGTCCAGCGTGCACCAGGAAGCTGTGATGCACGCTGCAGCCACTCGTAGAACGTCTTCGCTGCAGCAGCAGCCTGCTGGGTGCTCGTAGCAACCACTGCCATCTGCTGCGCCAGCGGTAGTGCTGCGATGCGCTCGGCGTAGGTCTTGGCACCTGACAGCCAGCCGGCAAAGTCCCGAGCACCCTGCGCTGCTTCCGGTGCTTTGTCGCCGGTGGTAGTGAACGCATCAGCGATGTTCCCAGCTGGTGTGACGGCACCACCGAGAGCGGTCTTGATTGCACCCGATGCAGTGGCCACAGCAGACTGATTGCGGCTGAGCTCAAGCGAACCATCAGCTGCGGTTCTGATCGCCATCCCGGTCTGCGCTGCTACATCACGGAGGCGCTGCTGTTCAATCGCACTGCTTGCTGTCACCCGGGCGACGTTGTTGGATGCATCACCCAGTGCACGCACGGCCACCAGGGAGCCGTCAGCTTCGATGCGGTACCCGGCCTGCGCTGCCTTGGCGCGTTCGCCATTGAGCGCCGTTTCACGTTGAATAGCAGCGATTGCCGCCTCGATTGGTTGGGTCTGCTGAAGGATTGAGACCTGATCCTCACGAATGCCAAGCTTGGCCTGCTCCAGCTGCAGCCGCGTGCTGGCAGCATCAATCTCGGCCTGGATGCCACCACGTTCGGCTTCGCTGAGCTTGACCTCAGCTTCCTTGAGCTTGAGCCGCTGCTCCTCGACGCTCAGGTCGGCTTCCAGCTTGGCCTTCTGCTGTGTGAGCTCAAGCATCCGCACCTCGAGCTGCTGCTGCTTCACCAGGCCCTGGTAGCGTGCCTCCAGTGCCTGGCGGTCAAGTTCCTGCAGCCGCTGTTTGATCTGGCCAATCTCAAGCTCTGAAGCGCCGCGCTTCTCGGCCTGCTGCAGCTCGTACTCGATGCCGGCCCTGGTAATGGCAATGCGTGATGATTCGAGCTCACCGAGCGCTCGAGCCTGACTGATCAGCTGCTGACCAACGGCGAGCTGCGCCTCCAGGTTGCGGACTGGTGCACTGCTGATGATCTGATTGAGCTCAGCTTCTGCCTTGGCAAGGTCCTCGGTGGCTTTCTGCTTCCGCTTGGTGACATCTTCAGCTTCCTTGGTCTTCTGGATCTCCTGTTCGGTGATGCCGAGTTTTTGCCTCAGCAATGCGGTGAGATTTTCGGATGCTTTGGCTTCGGATTCCATCGCGGCAGCACGCTGCCTGATGTTTTCAGCCAGTGCTGGATTGCCAGCACGCTCTTCCTGTTCAGCCAGCAACCGCAACTGCTCAGCCCGTTTGGCGGCGACATCACCGATCGCTTCAAGCGCAACGACAAACCCAAGCGCCTTCTCACGCTGTTCATCCGTGATCTGACCAGAGTCCTTGATGGTGTTGTAGAAACTGATCGCGCGGGTTTGCACGTCCGTGAAACCCTGCTGCAGCTTTTCGCTTTCCTGCTGCAGCCGCAGCAAGCTGTAATCTTCTTTGACTGCTTGGAAGAACCGAGTAAATGCATTGCCAGTATCCGTGACAACGCGCGATGAATCACCGATCGTGACGTTGAGTTTGTTGATGGCATCATCAACGGTTTTCTGAGACTCAGCAAAGTCTTCTGAAATCCTGTTGGCGCCACTGAGCGCAAACTCCCATGTCTTGAATGCTGCAATCAGCCCACCGATCGCAAGCGCTAAAGGTGCGAGCGTCAGCAACAACGACTTGGTGCTCGCAGCGAAGGTTTGCAGGTTGGTCAGAAGTTGACCGGATGCGATCGAAGCAGCCAGTGCTTGAAACGCTGCAACACCGGCCTGCGCTGCTGCGACGATGTTGGTCTTAATCGCTGCAGCAATCCCACCCAGGCTGATCTGAGTGGTGTTGAGTGCCACGATTGACGCCAGCAGCCGCTGCTGTGCTGCCGTCGCCAATGCAGCTGCAGCGGGGATGCCATTGGCAAGTATTGCCACCAAGCCCTTCAGGCCCGATACAACAGCGGTGACCTGGGTCTGCACCAGCGTGGTATTGAATGCCGCGACTGCGAACGTTGCAGCGGCATAGACCGTCGGGATGCCAATCAACGCAGCAATCAATGCCTTGATCGCTGGTGGTGCTGCCATCACACCCTGAACCATGCCGGTCAGTGCCTTGGCAATGCCGGTCGCCACCTCGATAGCAGGCAGCACGGCATCAACGAACAGCGAACCAATCGCAACGCTTAGCTGGTTCCAGGCAACACCTTGTGCATTCAGCCGTTCCTGCGTCGACTGAAGCGTGGTGCCAAGTTTACCCAGCTCGCTGTCATTCATTCGTTTGATTGCAGCGATGACAATCTCGGACGTGATCTTGCCTTCACTGCCGAACTTCTTCACCTCGCCGACAGTCACGCCCATCTCTTTGGCGATCGCCTGCGCGACTGGCGGCATCTGCTCCATGATCGATCGCAGTTCATCGCCCTGCAGCGTTCCCGCTGCCAGGCCCTGGCTAAGTTGAAGCACTGCAGCTTGTACGCTGCCAGCGCTCAGGCCAAAGTTCTTGGCAGCGGCATTGGTGGCAGTGAACACCGTGCCGATGTCCTCCAGGCTGATCCCAGTGGGCCGCAGTGCGCCATAGAGCTGCAGGAAACCATCTGCAGCGTCGGTGTTGCTGATGTTGAGCAGCTTGGCGCTTTCAGCCACCATGCGCTGGATCTTGTCCGCCTCGCCAAACTGATCACCGAGGGCCTTGATTCGCACCTCGGCCGATTCAGCCGCGACAGCTGCATCAAAGGCACCTTTGGCAAACGCAGCAAGACCAGTGCCGACGCCAATCGCAGCAATCGCTGGGCCCAGCTGCTGAATGACATTCTGAAACCCACCAGCTGCAACGCCAGCATCAGAGAGCTGGCCTTCGGTTGATCGGATCTCGCCCTGCAGCTCCTTGAACCGCTGGCTGCCGATCTTGGTGCGCTCGAGCTCACCCTGCAGCGCCTGCAGTTTGGCGTTGAGGCCAACAATGCTGCTCGGGTCAGCGTTGATCGTGACCTTCTTGCGGTTGACTTCTGCAATCTCAGCTTCAACCACTCCGATCTGCTTCTGCAGATCAATGAAGTCACGCGAGTCGACTGACACTTTCGTCTGTCGCTGCTGCAGACGTGTCAGCTCTTGATTCAGTGCGGCCAAGCTGCGGCTGCTCGCGCCTTCAATCCCATCACTGAGACCCTTCCCGATCTGGCTGCCAGCATCTTGCGCTGCCTTCGGCAACGCCTTGAAGCCATTCAGCAGCTCGCTGAAATCACCACCAACCGATACCTGAAAGTCGCTCATGCTGTCACCACCACGCCAGGATTCGACCAGGTGATCACTTCCTGCTCGATCACGCCGATGCCCTCACCGGGTGCATCACCCAGCACCCTGCCAGACCTTGCACCAGGCAGCAGTGCCAGGACACGCTGCACCACGCTCTGCACACTCGTTAGCGACTGCCACCCCATCACGTAGATCCTCCAGGTTGGGTTGGTCAGCGTTTCGGGTGTCATCAATACCTGCGGTGCAAAGCCAGGCACTGCCGTGATGACCAGCTCGACGCCAACTGCCGTGGTACCAGGCGGCAGTTGTTCATTGGCGGCCAACACCGCAATGGCTGGACGTGTCGTGCCATCAGCCAGTGTGTACGTTCCGAGTGCAGCGGCGATGGTTGCATCAGCCAGCAGCCGGTCGTAGATCGCCTGAGCGGTGGTCGGCTGTGTCATCAGCAGGGCATGAGCCCGTCAGTGCTTGAGCTTTCCAGTGCCACCGGCAAACTCCGCAAACGCCACGCGATCCATGGACCTGCCACTGCATGAGCAGCTGCGCAACGACCAGTGGCGGCGGATGATTGAGGCAGCAGGACTGGGTGATCTGAGCAGCCTTAAGCGCATTGCGTTGACAGTGCTCGAGTATGCGGCAACCAGTCGAGCGTTTGCACTGGAGCAGGCAGCAGCGCTGCTGCCACGACAAGGAAACGCCCCAGCCGCCGAAGCAGCCGGGGCGTCATCGCCGTGTGCGGACGATCAGAACTCCAGCTCGTAGGGACCGTAAGCCCGCAGCGTGGTGGAATACTTCACGATCGAACCAGCCGCGTTGGACTCCTCGAAACCAGTGAACCGGCCGTAGCCGTAGCTGGTTTCACCGAAGCCCACCGGGCCACGTCGGGCGTACTTGACCATGAGGCCTTCGCGCACGGATTCCTTCGCCGCGATGCGCAGCAGCTTGTAAGCCGCGTCGCCGTGGTTGGTCACACCCTCCAGGCTCCAGCTCATCGACTTGCTGGTGGCGATGCTGGTGTCGAACGACTTCGACTCATCGTCGTAGGTGATGACGGTTTCCTCGCCTTCCGATTCATTCGGTGCGCAGTTCGTCAGACCCAGCAGACGAATCGGGTTGTCGGTGCCATCCAGTGCCAGTGCAGAACCGGTCACGGTGCCGGCAGCAACAGCAGCGCTGGTGATGTTGCTGCCGGTGAGTGCATAGGTCAGGGTGAACGGTGCACTGGTGGTGACGCCGGTGATGACGTGCGTGCCGTTCAGGCTGGTGAACGGTGCCGGCAGATCCTTCACCACGATGGTGGCGCCATTGGCGAAACCATGCGCTGCAGCAAAGGTGAGCGTCACCACGTTCGATGCCAGTGCGGCATTGGTGATGGTCTTGGCACTGCCGGCAATCAGCTTGAAGTTGGCGCCAGTGCCAACCGGCACCACCACCGAGGTGTTGGCCAGCAGGGTGGTGTTGTCGATGAACTTGCCGGCACCAAGGCCAGCGCTGGGCAGCAGGGTGGCCAGGCTGACGGAACCCTTCTTCAGCACCTGGAAGAAGAAGTCGTAGCCGTAGGCCTGGGAGTAGACCTGAGACATGGGGTAGCAACAGAATGCTTCCCTGTCAGGGGTCCAAGCTGCTGCAAGCTGCGGTTACAGCTTAAAACCAGCGGGGAAACCTAGTCACAGCCTGCCGCGTCAATCCGTGCCGCTTTACCCCCGTGGTGTATGCCACTGCCCGCACATGAAGCGTCGACCGTTTCAGGCCAGGGTGTGGTACGACGGGCGGTACTGGAGCCTCGGCTACTACGCCAGCATCATCGAAGCTGAGATCAGAGTGAACCGGGTGTACTCGGAGATTGCCGAGTGGCAAGAAATGCAGCTTCCGCCCCCCACACTGCACCGCCAGATCCAGCAGCGGGAGCAGGCACAGCAAGCCAGCATGCCAGCTGCGGATCGCCCGGCCAGTGAAACGGTCGTGTCTGACCGTGAGCTGTCGCTTCAGCGATGATGAACCCCATCCAGCCACCATCGGCGGGTGTTGGCGCCAGGAGGATGGCATCCTCAGCGATCAACGCTAGGCGTTGCGGTGCAGGTTGATCCTGTCCAGCCTGCTGCAGTGCTTCGTAGAAGGCGAGTGCAAACGATGGGAACTGATCAGCAGCGATGAGCGCAAGCATTGCAGCACCCGCCTCCGATGGCGGTCGCTGACCGGCGTGGTCCTGCTTGAAGAAGCAGTAGTCAGCGAGCGGCGGCAGCTTGCTGCCATCAGTGCTGTGCACCCCAACCGTTAGGCGTGATAGCGCTGCAGTGGGCAGTTCAGCCCAGTGCAGGCGTTGCATCAACCAGCGTTCGCCTTCTTCGATCGCTTCGATGATGTAGTCGACCGGGAGGCGTGCGAAGCGCTCGCGGCTGAACTCGGCAGCATCGGGCCAGAGCTTGCGGCAGCGCCAGTAGAGGTCTCGCCAGTCGGTGGGCTCTGGCCACTGTCCGGCCCGAGCTTTCCCAGCGTCTGCACCATGTCCTCCACCAGTTCATCAGCCGACTTGGTGGGTTGACGTGCGTTCTTCTCGCTGTCGACAAATGCTGCGATGGCATCCTGCAGCGGTTGTGGTAGCGCGATGCTGTCGGCTTCGCTCCATGCACTGCAGCCTGGCAGTCGGTGTTTGATCGCTGCGGTGATCGATCGCAGCATCAGTGCCTTGTGCTCTGCGGTGAGGTTGTTTTGCAGCTTGGCGACGAGTGCACCGTGAGCGATCATCGTGCGGTGTTCAGCCGGCTCGAGCGGCACTGGGATGCCCATGCGGCTTGAGAGGATGCGAATCGCCATGCGTTGCGCGCTGATCTCATCGATGCCATCGATAGCGATCAGTGCATCGGTGAGCGCTGCAGATTCCCGAAACACTGCTGTCTGGTATTCATGCTCTCGGGTGTCGATGCCTTCACCAGCGAGGATGTTGCCGAAGATGGGAAACTCAATGGAGCATGTTTCGCCGTTGACTTCAGCCGAAACGATGCGCGTCAGTCGCTTGGGTGCGACGACGAAAGGAAGCTGTGGCATGAGATGCCGGTGGGTGGGTGATGAAGGTTTCCAGATCAGGCGCGGCGGAGGTTAGCGAGCCATACATCACGCAGGCGCTGAGCGATGGGGAACGGTTGAATGCCAGAGACGTTTTCTTGCCCGAGCACGGCGCGTGTCCAGGGACGGGCAGGGAGCTGCACGCGGCGTGCGTTGCGGTTGCCCCACGGGTAGATCATTGCGCCTTCGTGCACCGCTGTGGCGTAGTTGGCGCTCCAGGTGAACGTCGCTTGAAAGGGTCCGTTCATCTGCCATGAACCGGACTGCCGCAGGTTGCCGACGTCGATCAGGTTGCGTGGACTGCCTGCTGTGCCAACAGTGCGCTGCGTCTGCCGTGGCCAGCTCCAGACATTCTTGGTGAACGACTGCTGGAAGGCGGCGTAGAGCTCACCCATGACCAGCTCGGTAGCGCGTTGCGCTGCCTGCTCAGCACGGAGCTGTAGATCACCGGATTGGATCTCAACGCGAACGCTCATCAGCCAGCTACCTGAAGCTCGATGCGAATGCGATCACCCAGCACACTGCGCAGCTCGCTGCCGATGCCACCAGGGCCGTAGGGGTCCATGAGTGCAAGGATCCGCGCTTCACCCTGCTGTCCGCCAGCGGTGATCGTTGGCAGGCTGGGCAGCACTCCGAGGAACCCACGACCACCAGCACCAGGCAGGAGGCCTGCAGGCGCGAGTCCGGTTGTGGTCCAGGTGAAGGCAGATGATGCCGCCAGCCATGAGGTATTGGCTGGCAGCACTGCCCATGCGGTGATGTAGCCCGCCAGCGTGCGCCGCATCGGGTCGATGCTCGGCAGCTCGGTGGTGGGACTGTTTTCACCCTTGACGAATGCCTCAATCACCCAGCTGCTGGCATTGAGAGGCACACCAGTGCGGAAGTTTGCTGGTGCCTGGACGGGTTGCGGGATCAGCAGTCGCAGGTTGGCATAGGGGTAGAAGTCGGTTGCCACGATCGGTCAGCTCCGAATCAGCTGAGCACCGGAGCCATCGCTGCCGTTGTATGCCTTGATGCCAAGTGTCTGCAGGATGCGCGACTTGAGCTGCGCGATGCGTGCACCGAGAACACCACCAGCGGTTGAGTCACTGCGGGTGCCGGCCTGGTACTTGACGCCAAGGAGACTGGTGTCCCATTCGAGGACGTCAGCACGTTTCTGCCGGTCCTGTCGCGTGAGGGTGACGCCGGGTGCAGCGCCTTCGTAGCTCTGGACGTTGCCGAGGTGTGCGGTGCCGTCGCTGACCTTATCGGCCCAGTCCTGCTCGAGCGTTTCGATTTCGTCAATCCAGGCCTGGATCTGCTTCACGGTTGCGGCGCTGGTGTCTGCCGCGCGGTTGAGCACGCTGGTGAGCTGTGTGAGGTTGTAAGCCGAGACCGGCCAGAGTGCATAGGAACGAATGAGCTCGCGATCATCGCGTGTGCTGCCGGCATTCGGCCGCCACAGGGCGTTGAGAGTGGGGATGGCTGCCGGCATGCAGTAGACCGCTGACGGTTCAGGTTTCCGTTACCAGTCACCTTGGCGGCAGACCCTGAGCACTTTGGCACCAGGACCGGCCAGTTCGAGTGCAGTGGCGATAGCTTGGGCCTGGGTGAGGGCGTAGAGCTCGATCGGGCCGGTGGTGAGCTGGACGTGGTACAGGCGTGGCATCATTGGGCTTCCAGCTCGGCGGCAATAGCAAGAAAACGGCGGCGAATGTCGTCATGGACGGTGGCGGTCCACGCTTCCTCATAAGTGCGACCACTCTCAACAATTACTGGATGTTCCGGCACCACCTGATCCGCAGCAGCTCGCAGGACGGCGGCTGCGATCTCCCGTGAATAGCACTCAGAGTTGATCTCGTACTGCATCGCAGCATTCAGCACCGGTTGCGCGGCGGGGGAAAGGTCAGTCATCGAGGTGGGGCGGCGCTTGGTAGTGGGGGCGTTCTGCGCAGCTTCCAGCGCCTCGACGCGGGCGCGGAGTTCAAGGATGGTGCTGTCGTACTCAGGAGCACTCTGCTCCTCAAGCATTGCCCACTGCTCAGGCGTGGCGCGATGTTGGTGGGTCATGCCGCCTCCTGTGCAACGGACTGCAGCCACTCAATGGCTTCGTCCGTCCCGTCATGGAAGTGCTCAGCAGCATCAACGCCTAACAACAGCAATCCAGCCATGTGTGGGCCATGAAGTTTCTCCAAAACTTCACCTAGCGGTCCAGCCTGGTGAATAGCCAACCCTGCCAGACAGTGAGTAGTACCGCACTCGCTATGCCAGCTTTCCATCCGCAGGACTTGGGGCTGAGCCAATACATGGCTGGCAACCGCACACAGCCGTTGCCGGGCATCTGCAGCGATTGGCAACCCGTTGGCGCCGTGCAGATTGGCGCTGCACAGATCGGCGCCGTACAGATTGGCGCCGTACAGATTGGCGCCGCTCAGATTGGCGCGGACGCCAGCAGGATCGCCGGCAAGCCATAGCGTGTGCAGGCGAAGCGTCTCACTGATGTTGATTGGTTGGCTGTCAGTCATGGACGTGTCTCTGTGGTGGGTTGAAGGGGTGCTGCCGGATTGGGATCGGCTCCGGCGGGCCGTGGCGCTCAGGCTGCTACCAGCCGTCGCGCCGTGGTCTGGCTGCAGCCGAGGCGCTCAGCAATGGCGCGGT